CTCGGCAATTTGCAGGACGCATTGACCGACGCGGCCGGAGGGTCAACAGATACCACATTCGTCAGCTTCACCGGCAACTAATCACATGAGCACCGATTTCTTCGACGCGTCAAAACTGGTCGCGCAAAAACCTTGGATTGACCGGGCGCTTGAGAACATCGCGCCGACATGGGCGCTCAAGCGTTTGGAGGCACGCGTCGCGAAGTCGCTTTTCGAGTATAACGCGGCGCGGACTAACCGCATGTATTCGCCGAAGCAATACACTCAGCCGGCCGAGAGTTCGCAGAATCAGCGCGACCGCGTGGTGATGATGTATGAGGCTCGCGACCTCGTGGACAACTTTCCCGAGGCGCGGGAAATCTCGCGCAAGTTCGGGCTCTACCTGACGCCGCACGAATACTCACCGACGACCGGCGACCGCGACTACAACCGCGTGATTGACGACTATTTCCACGCGTGGTGCAAAAACTGCGACGTGACGAACCGGCACAGCTTCAAAAAGCTCGTGCAGCTCGCAGCCGAGGAACGACCGATTGACGGCGACTGCGGCTTTGTCATCCGGCGCAGCGGCGAGGGACTCAAGCTGCAACTCGTGCCAGCAACACGCATCGGCAATCCGAACGAGACGGCCGTCGCATCGAACAATTATTTTCAAGGGATTATCACGAACGACTTCGGCCAGCCGGTCGCTTATCGGATTTTCCGAGTCACGCGTGAAGGCGTTTATTTCGGCGCGGAGGACATTCCGGCGAATCAGTTCTGCCACTACTTCGACCCGTTCCGCGTGGACCAATATCGGGGCGTCACCGACCTGCACAGCGCGATTCAGACGGCGCGGATGCTGCACGAAATCTTGCAGGCGGAAAAGGCCGGCGTGCGCTTCTCGTCGCAGCAGGCGGCGCTGATCTTCAACGACCGAGGCGTCGCGAACCCGCGCAACCTTTTCCAGCCAAACCCTGCGGCGAACTTACCGAGCGGCCAGACGCAAAAGAACGAGCTGACCGAGGTCGGAATGATTCGATATTTCCAGAACTCGGACCGCGTCGAAGTCATGCCGTCGCGGCCGTCGCAGGCGTTCACCGGATTCGTTCAGCACCTTATGCACGAGATCGCTCTCGGCGTGGGCGTGCCAGAGGGCGTGCTATTCGGGACGCAGGACTACAAAGGGCCGAGCGTGCGCGCAGAGTTCGCAGCAGCCGACCGAGTGTTTACGAACAAGCAGGGCGTGCTGACCGACAAGGTTCTCGACCCGATCAAGGACGCCGTGATTCTCGACGCCATTGCACGCGGCGAGATTCCTCCGCCTCCGCTTCTCGCGGGCGAGACTATGGTGCAGGCGCTACGCCGGGCGACGAAGGGCGAATGGCGCTTCCCGGCCAAGCTCTCAATCGACGTGGGCCGCGAGTCAGCGGCAAACATGAACGAAAACAGGCAGGGCGCAAAGTCGCTGCAAGAGATCGCGGCCGAGGAAGGCACCGACGCTTTTTCGCGGCTGGAGCAGATCGCAATTGAGGCCGGCTTCGTGAAGGAGCTGGCGGTGAAATACGGCGTGCCGGAGACGGCGATTCGCCTCACGACGACCTCACTCCCGAGCACGCCAGCAGCCGCAGCCGCAGCCGGCGACGCGGTGGGAGCGAGCGCAGCCGAGGCGCAGGCGGCGAGCGTCGCGGCGGCACCCGCCGCAATCGAGCCGGTCGAGCAGATCCAGAACGACTCAAATCTCGTCACGATCAACTTCGCCGACGGCTCCTACATTCCGACCGATGCGATGGCGGACAACGCACGGCGCGCACTTGAGATCCGCGAGAAGAAGCCGATGTCACAGCGCGGCATGACAAGCGTCGGCATCGCTCGGGCGCGTGACCTCATGAACAAGCGGCCGATGTCCGAGGACACCGTGCGCCGGATGAAAGCATTTTTTGACCGGCACGAAATCGACAAGCAGGGCGAGACGTGGGACGAGCAAGGGAAGGGATACCAAGCGTGGATGGGCTGGGGCGGAGACGAGGGCTATGCGTGGAGCACGGCTATCGTGGAGCGGCTGAACAAGCAGGCGGAGAAGAAAGACCTATCGGTCGCGGCCGCAGAAGTGCAGCATCAGTTTTCGCGCAACACGCCACTCGCAGCCGAGGACTGGCTGGACGCGGTGCAGAAATACCGGGCGAAGCAGATGAACACGATTCAAGAGACGAAGCAGAGCGTTACCGGTGATCAAAGCATCATCGAGCTGAGCAAACCGAAGCGCAAAAAATAATTCCCATGATCCACACCCAGACCGAAATCGACAACCTCGTTGAGTTGGCCATCATCCAGCGCGCCGAGCTAAAGAAGCTGGTGGAGTCGCTGCCGCAGTTGCGCGACCATTTGTCATCGGAGATCGAGCGCAACCTCGAAGAAATCGAGCCGGCGATCCGCAGCGAGCTGGAGCAGCTCGTCATCGCCCGCGCACAGGACGCGCACGCGCAATCCAGCGCAGCTCTAACGGCGAAGGTTGACGAACTCGGCAAGGCTTTGGAAGTCACGACGGCGGCGCGCTACTCGGTGCTCATGGCCGAGCGCGAGCAGAACGCTACCTTGTTGACGCAGGCCGAGGCACGCATCGCAGAGGCAGCGTCCGCTTTGCCAAGCGCGGTCAAAAGCATCGTCACCGACGAACTCTCGCGCTTTCCGCGTGCCGGCGAGATCGACCAACTGCGGAAGGAATTCGCCGAACCTCGCGGGCTGAATCCTCGCGGCAAGTGGACGCCGAACGACACCTATCAAAAACTCGACCTCGTGACGTTCAACGGCGATTCGTTCGTCTCGAACATCGACGGCAACCGCGAGCGGCCGAGCCGAAGCGCGGCGGACTGGACGCTGAACGCCGCACGCGGCAACAGCGGAGGCGGCGGCGGCATTACTTCGCTCACCGACATTCTGCCTATCCCAAGCAGCGGGCAAATCCTCGGCAGTGAAGGGCCGAACTACGTTCCGAAAAACCTCGTGGCCGGCAGTAACATCACGATCACCGAGACGCCGACGACGATCACGATCACGGGCGACGAGGGACAAATCGAGTTGCAGGACGGAACCGAAGCGGCGCCGTCGCTTTTCTTTGTCAGCGACACGAATACCGGCATGTATCGCCCGGCCGCAGACACGGTCGGAATTGTCGGCGGCGGTCACGACATCCTGCGCCTGACCGACGTGGCGAGCGCGACGGATTACGTTGAGATCAAGAACGGGACTGGCGTCGGCAACCCGCTCCACGTTCTCGCCGAGGGCGCGAGCGCAAATATCGGCGTGCACTTGCAGCCGAAGGGCAGCGGGCTTTTCACGATCAGCGACGGCACGGATTTCAACAAGGGAATCCGCTTCCGCAGTTCATCCAGCGCCGCAAGCGCGGTGACGCTGATTGACGCCGTCTCGACAGCCGGCCGCGTGGTGACTTTGCCCGACGCAACCGACACTCTGGTTGGACGTGCGACCACGGACACGCTGAGCAACAAGACGCTGGTCGCTCCGGCTCTCGGCACACCGTCCAGCGGCACGCTGACGAGCTGCACGGGTCTGCCTCTGACAACGGGCGTGACCGGCACGCTACCAGTGGCAAACGGCGGCACAGGCGTGACCACCTCGACGGGCAGCGGCTCAAACGTGCTCTCTACGTCACCGACGCTCACGACGCCAATCTCGGCGTCTCTCACCTCGCCAGCCGCCTCCAACCTGACCCTAGGCACCGGCACATTCGGCACCGCGTTGACGTTCACGAGCGCGACGGGCGCGGCGACGTTTTCGGCTCCTGTTTCCGTTTTTGGGTCAACCGGCACCGAAGTAAATTTTGCGCTCAATCAGAGCGGGGTTGGGCAGTGGTCCTTTCGCAACATAGCCACGAGCGGTGACTTGCGGCTTTCAATCGGCGGCAACGATTGGTTCAGTATTGTCCGAACCACGGGCGCGGCGACGTTTACCAACACTTTGTCTGTTTCCGCCACCACCGCCAGCACCTCCACCACGACCGGCTCATTGGTCAACGCGGGTGGGTTCGGCAATGCGGGGGCGATCTTCGCGGGCGGCACAATCACTTCGGCAACGGCCAGCCATAACAGTATCACCAGCGCAGCCGCCTCCAACCTGACCCTAGGCACCGGCAGCTTCGGCACGGCGACGGTTTTGGCTTCTGCCACCGGGGCAATGACTCATGGTCCTTTTGCCACGTTTCAATCCGGGTTTCACGCTAATTCTGCTGTCGCGTCCATCGACACCGCCTCATCCGGTGTTCTCGGTTTGAAGTTAGGCGTTTTGACAAACTCGCCATCCAACTCAACCGACGCCTTCGTGGGCGTTCAAAACACAGGCGGCCCCGGTGCGACCGCAGGCGATCTTCTATACATTGCCCGGTCCAGCGTCGCGGCAAGTCACCGCTGGTTCACCGGCAACGGCGGCGCGATTACATCCCGCATGGTGCTCAACAACGCGGGCGATCTTTCGCTATCGAGCACCACCGCCAGCACATCCACGACGACCGGCTCGCTCATCAACGCGGGCGGGTTTGGTAATGCGGGGGCGGCTAACTTTGGAAGCACGCTAGACGTGATTAGTGGCTTGCGCGACATAAGCAGTGGTCTGTCCCAATTTTCAGTCATAGCAACCGGAACTAGCGCCATCGCCAACGGCGGCACGATTCAACTTGGCGGCGTATTTACAGGCACTTCTCAGGGAACCTTCGCCGGGCTTAAAGGCCAAAAGGAAAACGGCACCGATAACAACACGGCAGGCGCACTTACCCTTTGGACGCGACCAGCAGGCGGCGCAATGACGCAGCGGGCCACGCTTTCGAGCGTTGGAAATTTCTCGCTGTCCTCCACCACCGCCAGCACGTCCACGACGACCGGTGCGTTGATCGTGTCAGGCGGCGCGGGTTTTGGAGGGGCGGGTTATTTTGGCAGCACAGTGTCATTCACCAACCAGCTTGTTGGGAACAGGGCTTCCGGTGGCGACATCGCGGAACTCACGGGCACCTCCATGACAGCGGGTCAAACTATTAACTTT